ATATTAATATTATTAATAGGTTTTGAGATTAAAATAATATCACGTATCAAACCTTTTAAATTTGGTCTCATAATACTATTCAATGAATCAATATAAGTTCCACCATATGTTTTAAATGTTGATATGATATATTCATGACTATATGTTGCAAATAACTTTCTCTCATCAGTATCCAATAATATGGTATCTGATAATAATGATATCTTAATACTTGGATTAGTTGTAAAAGTATTATTATTAATATTAGTTACTATATTATTAATATTTGTTAATTTGTATCGTAATTGAAGTTTGGAATATGGTAATGCTAATAGAGGGATACTTGCTTCCGCCTTATAATTAAACCAAAAATCAAGAGGTATCATACATTCCCAACACTCTTTATTACCCGATAATCTCAATTTTATCACATTATCAATTTGTTTTTTTTGTTCACTTGTATAATACACATTATAATTAGTTAATAGGGTTAGAGGATTTATTTCTTCTATTAGCATATCATCAATATATAATCCTATTGAATCAAAAATATTTCTTGTATCAGACCACACAGGCACCACATTATTAACTGCAGTTTTAATTGTTGTTATTATTGGTAGCATTGTGGGTGATTGATAAAATTTATTATCTATTGATATATTGTTAAGTGTGAATTTTTCTTGAGACATTAAATAAAAATTACACAAATTATTTTCTTCCAAAGTATAATTATTAATATTGTTAGTATAGAATATTATATTATTCATATCAATTTGTGATGCATATGTTAATACATCTGATGCTATCTGATAATATGTTATATTCACATTATAATTAGTAATATAATTAATATTATTTGAATCATGACTATTTATTAATATTGTATAAATATTATCAGCTAATTTTGTATTTATTGCTATTATAAAAGTTGTATTAATATTATTAGTTGTCTGTTTAAAAATAACCGTATTAATATTATTAATAATATTTAATATTATAATACTATCAATCATATTATTTGCTAGATTATGAATTGTAAAAGTATACAGATACTTATTAATCCCATTTGCATTAACAGTATAAGGGACAATGTAATAATTATTATCTTGTTCATATTGTATAGAATCATTAAAAGTCATTTGTGTTTTAATATAATTAGTAGGTTGTTGTATATTTATATTTGGACTATAAAACATATCAATCATCAAATTACCACTTAATGGGTTTTGTGTTGTAAATGTTAATGAATTTTTATTTATATTCAATTGTATTTGCTGCACATTATCTGAATCAGTAACTGTATAATTATATTTCATATTATTAATTATAATATTTGGTAGTAGTGGTATGGTGTATATGCCATTTGATAATGTGTAATTAATATTTGACCACATGTTATTAATAATATATTTTGCACCATATAATATTGATAAATCATAATACATTATAGTTAATGTTACAGGTTTATTCAAATTAATAGTATCATTTAGATAGAATGTAATATCATTATTTTGAACAGGATTTATATAAATATTTTTAAGAGTATTATTACTATAATATTTCAATAGATAGGTATGATTATTATTAATATTTACCACATTATTAATATGATATATATTATTTATTAATCTTGGCAAAATTATAATTTCATTATTTGTAATATTGTTATTTGTTAGATTCATTTCCATGTATATTAAATTATTTTTAAAAAATATTGTTTGTGAGCTCATATCTGTTTTAAAATTTAAAACTGATGGAAGTGTATTAAAATAATAATATACTGTTGTATTAGATAGATTATAGAGATTTGTATTTGTATCATTTGCAAAACATAAATACGTGTTTGTTTTCTGTATTGTATTAATAATATTTGGATTAATTTCTCCAAATCTTGCATCATATTGAATTGTATTATATTTTGGTAATATGTTGGAGTATTGATTGGCATTAAAATATAACCATAATATATTATCATCATACAGATAATAATCACTTGGAATTATTCCAGAAATAAAAGTTTTATCTAATGTTCCAAGATTAAATTGACTAACATTAAGTGGATTATTATCATGAACCGCACATTGTTTATTTATAAAATTATTATTTAATACATATTGATAAATTAATATTTGTAAATCATTTATATTGGAAGCAGGTAATATGATGAATTTAATTATTTGGCAATTATAATCTTTAATCTTAATATTATTAACAATATAATTTCCATTATATATTAATGGATGGATAATACCATCTATCTTAATATACATATTAGTATGATTTATAGTATTAAAATTATTATTGTAAAATGTCAGAATATTATTAGAATATGATTTTATTCTCACATTATATATCATTTCAAAACTATTAACTAAATTATTAATAACTGTATTATGAGGAATACAAACATTACATACATCTGATGATAATATCCTTTCAATAATAATATTATTTCCTTGAAACATAATACTATCAACATTATATAAATCAATATCAGTTATTGTGATTTGATATAATGAGCCAAGTAATGTGTTGGTAAAAGTATATAATGATGTTTGTTTAATAGTAATAATATTATTATTATCTAATACATATTGAGATTTGAACATTATATTATTAGTATATATATCAGCATTTGTTAATGATAATGTATTGTTAATATTATCCCCATTAATAAATAATACACTATAATCTATATGGCTATTATTTTGTTTTGAATTTACAATATTATCATTAAATATAATATTATATACAAATAATATTTCTATATTCTGTAATATTTTAGTAGTATTAATAATTGCTCCATATGTTGCGAGATTAGTTACTGTCATATCATTAATACTTGAACCTAAAACCCATTGATTATAATTAGCATTACTAGCAATCCCATAATACATAATTTCTGCATTTTCACTAAATGTCACTCCTGAATATATTGTGTTAATTAAGTTTTGTGAATAATTATCAGCTATTATATTAGTTATTTGTATTAGATTATTATTATTTGTTTTTTTAAAATTATTTAATTGATTTGAATAATCTTCCCATAATATACTAATCAAATATTTAATTAGTTGTTCATAATTATAAAGTGAAATGTTAGGACTTAATAGATTGGCTGAAAAATTGTTTAATAAAGTTCCCATTTTACATAAAAATTGCAATAATTTATTAATATCAATCCAATCACTATTACTATTTCCAGTAATCCACATACCAATCATAGTATTAATATTATTAAAACTCGCAACACTTCTATAAACATACATATTAGTGCTATCTAATGTAAACTCATTACTAATGTAAGGACATGCAATACCATTAAAACAAATATTATTTCCATCAAATGTAATTATATTTTGTTCATTATTAGTAAAAGTAATATTAGAGTTATATACAATAAAATTATATTTTTTAATAATAAAAAAATTATTTATACTTTCAATTGGATTATCAAAGAATGATATATTATTAATCCAACTATTCAATACATTTGTAATATCATTTGCAATATATTGCATTATTCTGAATTGATTAATATTAGTATTATTAATTGATTTTATAAAATTTATTAACATTGTTTTTTCACTATTTGTTATAAATGAATATGGATTACTATTTGTATTTATAAAAACACCATCACTCCTTACATATCCTTGATTTACAAGTGCTATTGATTTACTATTTAATGAATTTAATAATGACCATTCTCCCCATGGTTTTATATTATTATATATACTAGAAGTTGAAATATTAATACTATTACGTAATAATATGTCTAGTTGTTTAACATCTGAATAAAATCGTGATGGGTCAAATACATTATTAATATCAACTTTCATTGGCACATATATTGATATATTATTATATCCATTATAATTTAAATTTTTATCATAAATTATATTATTTGTCACAACTTGTGAATAATGAGGAAATTTAGTATTATCGCTAATTTTATTAATTTGTTCAATATTAATAGATGGTGAAAATATATTATATGTTGTTTTTAATACAATTGCTTGACTTATAACATTATTTAAATTATCATATGTATATATATTTTGTGTTGAATTGATATTAGAAAGATTATTATTATATAATATGATGTTAAATATATTGTATTCTGTATTATAATATATTTCAGTGAGACTTAAATCATCATTATGATTAGTTAATGATTCATCCCATTTATAATCAGCATCTATACTTTGAATATAATTTTTTGTCTTTGTATAAACCACATTAATATTTCCAAGATATGTTGGTGATAATATGTAAGGATTATTAACAACAATTATACTATATGCAATATTATCACTTGTATTCAAATAAATATTATTAATACTACTATTAATTGTAAGATTATTATAAACAATTAATTGATAATATTTATTATTAATTACCTTCTGTTTTATACATTTTACATCATATTTAGTGAAAGTTGTATTTTTAGTATAAATTTTTGTAAATATACCCAAATTTTTATCAGACACAATATAAACACCCTTATCTACAAACTGATAAGGAGTATTATCATTAAGTGATAAATATATATAATCATTATAAATTTCATTAGTTTGGATTTCTTGTTTAAATTGATTATTTACAAATGTTGGAGGAGTGGTGCATGTAATTTTATATGTAGATATAATGTCTATTGGTGTTAATTTTTCTAATAATTGATTGGTTGTTTGAATATTTTGTATTCCAAATGTAAACTCAAATTTTGGATTAATATGTATTAACAATAATTTATCAAGATAGAATGTTGAAGTGAATAAAGGTTGTTGTTGACTATAGAATTTTAATATATTTGGATAAATGTATTTTACTAAATGAACATATGAATAATTATTTGTGATTTCAAGAACTTGATGCCATGTATTGTATGCACTTGCAATATTTTGTGCAATTAATCCTGTTAATGGGTCTAATTGATAATTATTAGAAAAATAAATATATTCCTTATTACTTGCAAGTAATCCTGATGAATCATATATTGTGAAAGGTATATCATTAATTAGGACTTTTTTACCTTCTAATATAAAATATAAATTATTCTGACTATTTATTTCAAGTGTTGAAGAATTATTATAATAATTATTATCAGCACCAAATACGAAAGGAATGTTATAAATACTTGTTACTGCTCCATCAATAAAAACTGATAATACGGGGTCGATACTCGAGGTGGTTAGAATATTATTAATACTAAGTTCATTTGTTTGACTGTTATTTATAAATGCAGTATTTACATATGTAAAAGGAACATCATTTACATTAATCAAACTTGTTATATTGTTAGTTGTTAATTGCACATACGATATATTTCCTGAAATCCAACCATTATTTGCAATCAATGTGCTTGTATTTGTTGTATTTGAAGGCAATATGACAGGCACCTCATACATTGTGTTTGATAATTCAATAATATTTACCAATTTATCATTAATAATAACATATTCTAATATTGTTAATAATTTACCAGGAACAATATCTTCATAATACTGAATTGCATAATTATATTTAAATTTATACCATGAATAATATGAATACTCATTAATTATATGGGGTGTAAATACCATATTAACAGTCATACTATCAATATTGCTATTATGAAGTAGTTTTAAATAATATGTATTTTCAGTTGAATTGTATATAATATTAATAATATTATTATAAATTCCATTATAGGTCACAGGTTGCATGTAATAGAATTTGTATTGATTAAATAGTATTCCATCGGGTAATTTAAACATATCAGTATTATTATCATAACTAGTTGTAAACTGTATACTATAATTATTATTTAGTATGGGTATGTTAGTTGGGAGAACAAATATATTATTAAAAAATGATAAATATTTTGTTCTCATAACACGAACATACTGATAACCAGGAGATAGATTTGTTGTATTTATTATTGGTAATATATTTAATTTTGTATTATCAGTATTATTTGTTATCAATGTATAATTAGTAAAATCAATACTACTACTAATTGTTGAATCGGGATTTATTTTAACATAATATTGTTCAAATGGTTGATAAGGAATATTTATTAGAACTTGATTATTAACACCAATATTTTGAATAGGAATATCCGTGTAAAATTGGTTATTTTTAATATATATAATATTGTAAATAATATTGTTAAAAATAATTTTATCTCCTAATTTTATTTTGACAAAATTATCAAATATATAATAATTATTATTTATAGAACTGAATATATTTATTGATAATGTTGGTTGATTAAAATAAAATATATTATTATATGTATTGTATTGAAGAACACTAGTATTAAATGTTATATGATTTCCATCATAATATGTTGCATTTAATGGTAAAATCTTTGCAACATTAAATTGCATAATATTATTCATTGGTAAATTGGGTAATTTATTATTTTTTGTATTTATATAAGTGCCTAATGTATAATATGAGGGAAATATTGTTATTGTATCAGGAAATATATTTGTTGAAATAGAACCAATTAATTGAATATCATATTGTAAGGTTGTAATATTAAGACCCTTTGTAATAAAAAAATAACCATTAATAATAATAATTTCATTACACTCCAAACATAAATTATTATTAATTTGATATAAATTTAATATATTTTTACTTTTTTGAACGGTTATTGGATAATTAACAAATATTGGGTCATATTGAGACCAATATATTGAAGCATTATTAACTATTGTATTGGTAGTGAATTTATTATTATTAAGTTGTGAATTCATTACCACAATCACAACTGCACCAGTAATAACAACATAATAACTTATTGGTTGATTTAATTTTAATAATGTAAAATCAATAATATCAGAATTAATATCAATATTACCGCCATATTCAAGCATTGGTTTGAAGAAATTATAATTATATTCTTTAATATCTGATATAAATAAATTAGATGCATATGTGTTGCCATAATATGTATGAACAAATTTTAAATTTGCATCTACTAATGATATTAATTGATTTGACCCACACCCAAGTATCATATTATCAATTAGCTCAATACTATTTATTGTTTGATTAGTTTGATGGTAATTTGCAACAAATCTAATTATTATTGTTGAACCAGATTCATAATAATATATTGTATTATTTAATTTATAAAAAGAGTATTTGGGTATATTGGGTTCAACTAATATTCCATTTGTAGTAAATGTTACATTACCAACTGAATCTATATTAATATCAGTTGTATCTAATATATTATTTATATTATGTATTGTATTTAGATATTCTTGTGGATATATCCATACATGATACAAACTTGATGGTAAATTTATTCTTAAAATATCTTTAATTTGTATGATAAAATGATATTCTGCTGATAATCCATTCCAATCTAATAATCTAATATAATAATTATTATTATAATTTTCTAATAAATAATTGGCATTATTATATTGTGTCATAATACTATATCTTAATGTGGGTAGATTACTATTAAAATTAAATATTCCTACATAATTAAATTTATCATTACTATATAATTGTGATGCTGACTGAGAAAAATGTGCATCATCATATCTATTTTCAATAGTCACAGGCATATTATTACATTGTATATTGTTATCTGATATTGAATTTATATTAATTATATTACTATTATTTATTATATGTGTTGGATTTGAATCAATTAATGGATGTAGTAATTTAATATTTGTATTAGAATTATAAGTATATGCTTTATTATTTATAGTTTGTTTAATTTCATTCAATGCAGTAAATTGATTATTATATAATGATGGGGATGTAATTGTTAAGTAATCAATATTAGACTTTACATAATCAATATGGTTTATAAAGTAACTGTTGACATCTCTTAAATATTGTATTAAATCATTTGATAATTTATTATTAGCACTGTATTGTTGATAAATATTATTAAATATATTGTATGTTGTATACTTATTATTTAGCACATATTTTGAATATATATTATAATCAGTTGTATTATAATTAATGACTGATAATGGAGTTATATTTGTATTATAATTATATTGAGCAATTGTAGTTTGTGTTTGTATTTGAGTTGTTGTTGTATTATTAAAATTATTAGTGCTCATAATATTATTTAATATGGATTTACTTGAATTACCATATATATCACCATTTATAGTCGTATTAAATAGTGATAAAAATTGCATATCAACATTATTTATTGTTTTTAATATCATAATAATATCAGGACTTGTATTACATGTATTGCTAAATTGTGAGCAGAATGTATTAATCATTTGTTCTCTAATACCATAATTTGTATCATAACTAGTCATATTAAATTCATCAAATTCTATTGATAATGTGGATATAAATTTGGTATTTAATGATAATAATGTTGTATTATAATAATTATCTGATGTTTGTAAATCTTTAATAAAAAATTGTTGAGTTACAAGAGGAATAACATAATTAACAATATTATTATTAAGAGTTATAATTGAAGTGCTATTAATTTTGAATGGTATGTTGTAAAAATTAATATATGGTTCCATCACATTATTTAATAAGTCAGAATAATTAGTAAATATATTTGTATTAGATGAATTCATAAACATCATAAATGGTTTTGTAAAAATATAATCATTTGTATCTGAGTTTTTCTTATCATTAAGATATGTATAATCGGTTGAAAGACTAATATATTTTTCCAAATTAGGAGCCGTATTATTTAATGATACTATTAAGATATTATAATCAGATATATTTGCAATACTTTGTGTGACTATTAATGATGAATTATTATTAATTAATTTAATATTATCCTCCATATTAGATTTGTTATATAGATAATATAAATTATTTAATGTTGGATTAAAACTATCAAATGTTACATTTGGCTCTTGATAATTAAAATATGGAATAATACTGTAATTAGTATTATTCATAATTTCAATATTAATTTCACTAATAATATTATAATTGAGAATTAAATTAGTAGGTGTATTATCAATATTATAAATACTATAATTATTATTAACATCTGTTATTTGATTTAGTTTTATTATAATTGGTTTTCTAATACAAATATTATTATAATTGGGTAGTATGTTGGTAATTAGTTGATTGTCATTTGTTGAATCAATAACAATTGATGACACATTATCAGTAACTGTTTGAACTAAATAAAATACCGTATCATTGGCTTTTGTCCTATATATTCTTCTACCTATTACAGATTTATCTAATGAAATGGGAATATTGATAATTGATACATTTGAATTATTTGTAATAACAATAGATTTTATAACACGAATATCACTTTCTGTATTTAATGAATAATATGATATGGCGTAATAGTAAGTGCCGGGACTAATAGTGCCATTTGCAGTAACTAATATTTGGGTAAGGGTAATATCAGGAATACTATTATTACTAATATTATTATCACTCATATTATCAATATAATTTGTTGTTGTATTATCATATATTTTATCTAATAAATAATATGAAGATGTATTTTTTTGTGTTCTGTAAATATTTCTTCCAATAACATTACTATCAGTTGAAATGGGAATATTACGAATATTTATAGATTCCATCTCCTCCACAACATATATATCAGGAACATATGAAATAGCTGATTCATAGTTATTAGAATAAAAAGATATACCATAATAATATGAACCATTTATCATATTTGAGGGTGAATTTTTCTCCAAATAAATATTAGTATTATTCATAATATTAAAAGTAGAACTATCCTTCACACTATCAATATATGTTGGCATTTGTTGTTTGATTGTATTAATTAGATAGTATGTTTGACTATTAACATATGTTCTATATATTTTCATACCAATAACATTTATATCAGATGAAATGGGTATATTGATAATTTGAACATTCGTATTATTAGTCACATTAATTGAGCCAATATAAAGTGGATTTGATTCATCATTAATAGAATAATTGGTTATCATATATCCATATGTTCCATTTTCCTGATATATAACATTATAAAGTTTATTATTTTGAATTGATAATTGAGTATTATTATCATTATAATTTGTTGCTATATTTGGAAGAGTTGCTAATAAATGAAAATTTACATTATCATTTGCTCTGTATATATTTATATTTGTAATATCCGTATTGTCTGATGCGGGTATGTTGATAATATTAACAGATTGTAAACTAATCGTCTTACTACCAATATTAATTCCTTTAAATTCATTACTCTCACTAAGATATGTTATTTTATAATAATAAGTTCCATTCTCAATCTTTCCATTACTTGTAGTAATAGTAACATTTATTGATGGAGAAGTGAATTTATATGATACCAATGATGGAGCATTACTATGATATGATATATTTGATTGACTTGAATTATCAATATATTGTGTTGTAGTATTATCATTTATAGAAAATACAAAATTAAAATTTGTATTATTTACTGACCTATATATATTCCTTCCAATAACTTTTTTATCATATGAAATTGGAATATTATCTATAACTACTGATTGATTATTATTAATGTTAATTGGAGGTAATATGGTTCCATTTGATTCAATATCATTTGTTGTGTATGTTATCATGTAATAATATGTATTGGCGCTCATTGTTCCATTAATTTTACTTAGTAATGTTTTAATTGTATTGGGAGGTGCTGTTACATATGGTTTTGCAGTATTTTGTATTTTTGGACTATTAATAATAGTCATATTTGGTTTAATAATATTACTCTTATCAATATACTCTATTGTCATAAACATTAAACAATTATTTAATAATGTTGATTGTAATAATGCAGATTCATTATTAGATAGTAAGGAGAATGACCGGTCATTATTAAATTGATTAATATTATATGTCAAATTATCTGAATTTTTAGATAATAATTTTATTTTTGTAATTGGATTATTTGAATAAGTATAAGTGCTTTCACCAATGCTATTTTTTGAATTTGGAACATTAAAAGCAATTAATGGGATATTCCCATTATATTTAGCATTTATTGTTAATGTTGTGATAGTTTGTAATGGTGTTTTGAATTTAATAATAAGATTAGTCCCAATATCATTTTGTATTGTTCTTGTAATACTCATAATATTTTTATTATCAATAACCATATTATTAATACTAATAATAAATGGTTGTGATTCATCATAATGATTATCATAATTATTAATTGTAATAGTATTATTAATACTATCTACTGTAAAATCATTTTCATTATAATTATAGGTATTTGATATTTGTAAATTATTAAAATATTTATAATTATTAGGATTAGATTGTGTATTGGATTGGATTTTTAACAGATTGGAAAATAAATTATATTGCGAACCATTTGTAATTGCAATATTACCAATCCATGATGATTTATAAAATAATTCATAAAAAGAATTATTAAAATCATTAATTGTATAAGGGAGATTGGGATATAGTGAATAGTATAAAGTGGAGTTATTTGTTGTTTGATTCAATGTATTATTATCTTGAACTAATAATAATGTTTCTACATATTTATTATATAATTTTAACATTACATGATTACACCATAATATAATTGCACCCACAAGACTATTTGGAATACTGTTATTTTTAATACTATCATCTATTAATTTATATGCAATATAGGCAAGAATATTTAGAATATCAACAGGTTTACTATAATCAACTACTTGATTATTATAAAGATAGTTATAATTATCCTTATTATAATTTGCAATTGCATTATATTGTATTGTGTTGTAATAATCATTAAAATTTAATTGTAACGATTTTTTAGCAGCATATGTTGCAAATCTTTCTAGAAATACATTTAAGATTGAATATATTTTTTGATAATCATTATAATTATTATGTTTAAATAATGTAATTATATTTTGTTCTGCCAAATAATATTTTTTAATAAATAATTCATATATTTGATTTTTTAAATTTGTCACCACAATATCTGAATCATTTAATGATATGTTACTTTTCCACTCAGTATCAAGATTATAACCATCAAGTAATGCTAGATTTACAGAGCCTGCAATTGTATTGTCTATTTTTATTTTATTCCAAAATGTAAAAATTAAATTTTTTTCACTATAAAAATGTTTTAACATAAATAAAATAACAAGTGAATTATACTGTAATGTGTTGTTTATATAATCATTAAAATTTAAAGAGTTTTGTAAACAATATTGATATGTCAAATCAATATCAAATCCCATATTATTTACATTATTTGGATATGCTATGTAGTTAAAATATTGATTCACCTCATTAATATTATTATAATTAAAATTAAAATAATCAATATATGGATTATAATTATTATATAGGTAATACTTATTATATATTTCTTGAATAAGATTATTATTAATAATTGATACATATGATAATAAAGTGATTAGAGAATTGGATAATAAAAGATTATTAGTATTACATAATACATCTAACCAGTAATTTTCCCAATAATTATTGTTGATTTTTAATATATTAATAACATTAGATACGCTATTATTTTGTATTTGATAATATTTAACATTCGCTCCCAAATCAGTAATTTGATAATATTGTGGTAATAATTTATTAACAATATTATTTGAATCAATATCACTAATTGTTGTTGTTAATTGAGGTAGATTAAATAGATATTCAGGCACAATATACCATGTTGAATTATAATTTATAATAATACACATACTATCATGATATTTTATTTTAAGATGATTAATATCATATTGTTGTTGTTGTGTAATATTACTATTTTGTAAAATTTCAAAATACGGGATTTCTAATTTAAAAAATTGACCATATAATAAATCGCCATTATTATCCAATTCAAGATAATTAGATGAATTAAATTTTTTATTTCCAATATATTTTAATTGTTGATTAATTGTAAATTGTGTGTATTTTTTATATACAGTTTTAAAAAAAGTAATCTCAGGATTATTACTTAACGGAACATCCTGTATTCCTGTTGTAATCAGTTGTATGAGTCCTCCTGTCATATTATTTAGAACTATAAAATATTCTTTAAACTTTTATTTTATAGTTATAAATTATTTATTTATAATGTATATATATAATGTCATCATCAGTTCAAGATAAAAAATTCAGAATCGTAGATGCAGGGGATTTGGATTTACATATGCGTGATAATAGAAATTTAAGTAAAGATAAAGAACTATCAAAAACTAATTATTTACCACATATAGTTGGAGTATTAACCATACTTGGTTTTTCATATTATTTATTAAAAGATATAACACATAAAAATTTTAAAGAATGGATAAATAATATGATAAATAGAATAAATGGTGCATTATCTACTACACAAAAAGGTGGCTCTCAATCACACACAAACAATATTAATACGGCTTTTTCTATAATGGATAAAAATAAAGAAAAATTTATAACCACATCAGGACAAAAGAAAGCATATGATATGTTGAAAACAAATTTAACTAATGATGGACCTATAACTGATAATTTGTTTAAAAAAATTCTTAAATCTATTTCTATAATACCTCGATATGTATTTAATAATATAATTAATCTTAATAAAAAAACTATTATTGTAACTGTATTAGTATTATTCAGTTTTTTTTATCCTACACATTATTATGCTGCAAGCATAATACATTCCATCATATTACTTATGATTATGTATTTAATAGAATTTGCATTAAAAATGATTAAATCTGCTATTTATAATACAACTGAAAATATTGATTCAGTTGTATATTTTAAATACAGTATGGATGCACCATTAAATGTAGATATGGCATTCAAATCACAATTACTAAAACAATATCCTAATATGAATCCTAATTTGATAACATTATAAAATTTATTAATCAAACATCTGTATAATACCATTGGTCATATTTCCAATATATTCTGATTTGTCATTATATACTTTTCCATCTTTAATATTTTCATAATAATATTTTTTACCATTTAATATGGTTGTTGATAATATTACATTAGTTTTAGTTTCTTTAATTTTAGGTTGAATATTAATATTAAGGTATTTTTGTTTACAGATATTTATATCCATATTATTATCTTTACATATTGCTTCGAGTAATAATATTTTTTCATTCAAAAGTAAAGTTTCAATTTCATGCATTGTGGTTTTTCTTGCAACTGTAAATTCTTCATCATATTTAGTAGCAATGTCTATAAAATTGCATTGCAATTTCTTTAATTCTTTGTTAATCTTTTTAAGTGATTCCATTGTGTTATAATATGTATATTATTATGTAAATATACTATAATTCAATTTTTTTATTAGCATATTTTATAAAACAGATACTTTATATTGTTATGCTGTGTTACTAAAACGATTAATTAAAGCACCTGGTTGCACTTTATATGAAATTGAAGAATCTTATATTGATATGAATAATAGACAAAGTTTATTTTATAATATATTATAATTTAATTTTCATGTGCATGCTCAGAATAAGTAAAGGCAGCTATTGCACCTAATAATTGAGCAACAATGTATGGGATTGATTCATCAACCTTAATAGAATCTTTAAGGACCATTACCATTGTAACAAGGGGGTTAAAATGTCCACTTGTATCAACTCCAGATATATAAATTGCAACAGTAAGAGCCATACCAATTGCAATGGGTGCAATATGTCCTAGTTGTTGTTTTTCATTAGTAGCTACTAAAATAACAGTTACTAGAATAAAGGTTCCTATAAATTCAGGAATATATTGTATCATTATATTAATCTATATATTTTTTTTGCGTAATTTATATATATAATGTAATATAATATAATGCAGAGTTTTCAAATAGTTGGCACCTATACATTTCGCGACAATATAGTATTATTGAAATTAGGTGATAAAATAAAATTAATATCAAATCCTGATAATAAACAAAACCCAAAATCAATTGGTGTTTATACAAATGATATGATTAAAATCGGTTATCTCCCTTTTAATAGTGATGTTATTAAAGATTTGGATATTCCATGCACCATAACAAAACTAACACTTGCTCAAAATAATGCAACTATTATTATTAGTAGATATTTACCCGAATTAAAATTCCTAGTATTTGAACCTAATATTATTCGTAAAACAAGAAATAGAGAAAAAGTAATAGATATGAATGATGACATATTAAAATTTAAAAAATATTTGGAAAGAAATATGTTTATTATAAAACATATTGAGGTAATATATAAAACAGATGATTTTGTAGATTTATATATCATGACAGATACAAAAGAAATGGTATTTGAAACAGTAACACGTAAATATTATGATATGAATATAATGAGATATGAAGAATTTACAAAAAATAAATTGATAAATGAGACAATTTATCAACCTTTTAAAATACACAGATTAGAAAAATACATTATGCTAAATTACGATTTAATAGTACCATTAAAATCATTAACATTAGCATTAGCATTTGAGACAAAAATACATGAAAATAATAATACTAATATTTCATTAGATATTATGAAAGTAATTATTAAATATATGATATCTAAAAATGATATATATAAACATAATGAGAATAGTATTAATTTTAATATGGAGTATTTTAAAGATTTTAAGGTATCTGAAATAGCATATTCTCATGATATTATGAAGTATTGCCATATTGATATGTATGATGATAACAGATGTATTATTATAGATAACAATATACATAACTATTCAAAAATACATGATATTATTAAACCTCATTCATTAATTGTGTATAATCCATATAATGGATACACATATTCTATAAAAAATTAATATCTTTTCTAAAGCTTTTTCTAGATGCTAATATTATTATTATTCTATTAATATTATGTTTACGATTACTTTTATTAATTTCATTAAATAAATCATTTAATGAAAAATTACTTTTTTTCAAACTATACTTTATTAATTGTTTTTCAACTTGTTCTTTTTCTAATAATGTTAATTTTATATTATGATGAATAATATCAAATGTAATTGGTAGATTATATAGGCCTTGTATCATATTATATTTGGTATAAACACCATTCATAATATTAAAATAACTATCATCTATTTCATCATTTGCATAATATATTGATAAATCCATAATATTTGTTAGTGTATTGATTATATTATCAAATGTTAAATTCTTTAAAAGCTCATTATATTTATATATATTGTCAATATCATAATCAGATTCAATATTTGATAAATATATTATTGTGGTGTTATTTGGAATTTTTATTTTACTATTCATAATAGTTCCATTTGCTGCCAGTAATTGTAACATAAAAAACCTTTATTATTAAAAAATTGAACAAATTTTAGTTTATACAAATATTAAATATATATAATAATAATGCATTTAAATAAGTTTTCATTAATATTATCATTAAATAGTAATTTACCAATTAAAAATATTTCTCTAGTCTCAATAGTCTTTAATTGTGATAGACCTAAAATATTAATTAAATATGAGCAAGATAAAACATATTATACAAAAGTAACATGTTATAATATACCATTATTAAATATATTATATGAACATATATCTAATTCGCCTCTGTGGATTGTTCAATATAATATGGATGATAATCTATCATATTCCAGAACAATACATATTGATGTTAGTATTAATGTTTACTTAATTCCTGAATATATAAATAAATCAATTGGATTATTAAATATAATGGAAATGTTATTTTCTGAATCAGCTGATTTTAATAGTATGAATTTTGCAAATAAATCATACATTTCATATTGTGAACCTTATAATGTTAATAATGAATTTAAAATATCATTATATGATTATCAAAAAAGAAATCTACAACGAATGATTAATATAGAAAATAATCAAGGTTTTGAAGTCACTTATACCAAACAAATAAATTTTGAAGACCACGCATTATTATACAATCCCATATTAAATCGTTATACTGAACAAGATGATAAATTAATTATTAGAACTAATGGTGGAATTATTAGTGATGCGGTTGGTATGGGTAAAACATTTACAACCCTCTCACTAATTCACTATAATAAACCAATTATGGTTAATAAGATTATAAATAGGAAAATAGCATCAAAAGCATCATTAATTATATGTCCATCACATTTGGTCAAACAATGGAAAACAGAAATTAAACGATGTATGCCCAAAGCAAATGTTATTTGCATATTAACAAAAAATAGTCATAGTGGATTAAAATTTAAAGATTTTGTTAATGCTGATATTATTATTACCAGTCACCAATTTATTATGAATTTTAAATACTATCCCACTTTACATTATAGTTTATACTGTAGTGCGGGAGCTGCTAGTAGTTATGGCAGATTAGATATTCTTAATACTAAAATTGATATTATGATTCAAGAAAAACTATATGAAGATTTAATTGAAATGGAAAATCCCATATTTGAATTCTTTAATTTTAATAGATTGATTGTTGATGAGAGCCATGAGATATTTGGCGGATTACTTTCAAGTCAAACATTAACAAAATACATGACAGATTGGTTACTTGGAATTAGTGCAAAATATAAATGGTATGTATCGGGAACACCATTTATTAATATTAATGGTTTATTAATGTCAGCTCGCTATATTAAAATGAAACTTATGGATGTAAAAAATAATATTAATATTGATTTTGAAGATAGTAAATCTAATGAGGCAATAATATCACAATTTATTGGTAAGGATTATGTATGGGATAGAATTTTAAAACATATTTGTATTAGACATCATAAGGATGATGTGAGCGACCAAATAACAATTCCAGGTTATGTTGAGGAGATAAAATGGATTGAATTAAATCATATGGAACGTGAACTATATAATATTAATAAAAATAAAAAATCTCGCATGAATTTACAAAAACTATGCTGTCACCTTTTGATGATGACATCAACTAAAAAAATATTTGGGGATGAAGTTTTAGATTTAAGTGTAATGCAAGATAAAATTATTTCATATCATAAACAAAATTATATTAATTATGAAAAAAAAATACAAACTCTTGATTCAACAAATGCCGCCTATAGTATGCTTAAAAAAGCTTTTGAAACACAAATGCGAGAATCCAAATATCTATACACAATATTAGAAAAAATGATTAAGGATGGAGTTGATGATGAGTGTCCAATTTGTATGGATACTATGATTAATCCAACTGTTACAAATTGTGGACATGTATTTTGTTTTGAATGTAGTAAAGCATGCATACAAATGAAAGGTCAATGTCCAATGTGTAAAAAACCTCTTCATGAAAAAGATTTAATGTTAATTGAAAAGAAACAAGAAAAAAAGGAAGTTGATATTATTCAAAAATATGGTTCAAAATTAGGTTGTATTATCATGACAGTAAAAGAAATTTTAAATAATCCTCAAAATCGTATTATTATTTTCTCTCAATGGGATGACATGTTAAATCTTGTAAGAGAAACACTTAAAACTAATAAAATACAAAGCACCATTGTAAAGGGTAATGCGGCAATGCGTGATAATTCAATTAAAAAATTTAATGAAATGCATGATAACAGAGTAATTATGTTATCACTTAAAAATGGCGCATCAGGAACTAATCTGACTATTGCATCGCATATTATTTTTGTTGAACCTATAGATGCATCTAAAGAAGAAATTAAATTAATTGAAGGACAAGCAATAGGAAGAGCATGTAGAATTGGTCAGACCAAGACTATTAAATTAATTAGAATTCTTATTAAAGATACAATCGAAGAAGAAATATACTCCAATTACTAGAATTATAGATTTTTGATATGTTCACGAGTAAATTTATTAACAATAGTTTGCAAATCTTTGCACGACTCGCTATTGTCAATATTCTCTATCCATTTTGCATATTCTACAAGAATACGTGCCATGTTCTTTGTGCTTTCTTCAGTAGCAAATTTTTGTGAATACATGATAATTTTATTTGGTAATTCATCATGAGTAATATATATGAGAGGGAAGTCAGCATTAATACATCTATCCATTATTTCAATATAATCTTTTAATTCCGCAATATCATTATCATCATACTCATCATCATACTTATTTGCTTGCATACTGTTATGTTTAATGATTTCAATTAAACATGATAATTTGTAATTAATATCATAAGTGTTGTTTGCTTCTTCTAACATTTCAACTATTTTATGATTTTCATTTAGCATAATTGCCACAAGATATTGATTATCCATATAATGAAAGTAATGTCCTCCGCTGGGAATAACATTACAACAAAAAGTCGCATTACATAGATATGCGATGTATAATTTTTTATAATCTTTAGTCATATGAGCCTCAATAATATGTTGTAAATTCATGAGACAATAATTTGCATCTGAATAATTCTTTTTATTGAAAAGTCTTATAATGTCATCAAATGCATTGCTCAATATATTGTTTTTGTTTTTTTCAAAAACAATTTGCTTGGTATCTGAGAAAGGAAAGATTGCACTCATAGTGAAGATAATAACAATATTATAGTGTATTATATTGTTATTATTTCAATTTTTATTAAAACGTTACGTAGTAAAATGTTTTAATAACAAAATGCTTGTTCAATTTTTATTAAAAAATAGGCATGGCCTATTTTTAAATAAATATCTCTTAGTTGTAGAATATGTCACAAACTAACAATTTTTATTAAAACGTTACGTAGTAAAATGTTTTTGAAAAAAACAAAATCCCATTTAATAAAAATTGATTTATATTACTATTATTCACAATATCTTTTATTGTTTTATAAAAATGATAACAGCTATTGAAGATATCACAGATTCTAACCCATATTGGCTTAATGATATTAGTAAAGAGAATATTGAAAAATGTTATCAATTTTTAGATAAATATTATAATAAGGATATTGATAAAACAATAATTAAAAATGAATTTATTAAATATCAGGGAGAAATGAAATTTGAAGGAATTAAATTTGGTTATCTGGTATATTTTTACCAATTGGCTAGACAGAATAATAGATATATTACTGCTGATAAAGAATTAGAAAAACAATTAAAAACAATGACAGTTCGTGAAAATTCAGGTGTAAATGTTTTTAGTGTTTTTACATCTGGCTTTCCATCTTATACTAAAGATAATATTAAACATGAAAAAATGTTTAGTTGTAAATATGATTGTCATTATTGTCCTAATGTTCCTGATGGGAAAACTCCAAGAAGTTATATAAAATCAGAACCTGGTGTTGCAAGAGCATGGGAAAATGATTTTGACCCATTAAAACAAATTGTTGCTCGAGCAATGCAATACATACAACAAGGACATAATATTAGTAAGGCGTGTATTATTATTCAGGGTGGAACATTTGATTCATATAATATTGATTATCGAGTGGAATTTGTAAGAGATATATATTATACTTTTAATATTATGATGAGCATATTATTCAAACAACCCATACGTAATAAATATTCATTGGAAGAAGAAATAAAAATTAATGAGACAGCCCCTTGTAGGATTGTTGAGTTAGTTCCCGAATCACGCCCAAATGAAGTTAATCAAATGTCATTAAAGTTCTTACGCAGAATTGGAGCTACTCGTTTACAATTGGGAATTCAACATACTGATGATAAAATATTAAAACATGTTAATAGACAATGCTATACAAAACATACTATTAGGGCGATACGGATGTTAAAGGATTGTGGATTTAAAGTTGATGGTCATATTATGCCTGACCTTCCACCTCCTCCTGAGTATGAGGGGATGATGCCTGAAATAGACAGAATGATGTTTGCAGAATTTAATAATAATCCTGATTTAAAATTAGACCAAATTAAAATATATCCTTGTATGGTGGTAGAGCACACAAGGATAAAAGAATGGTATGACAAAGGAGAATATAAACCATATGGTGAGGATATTAAAATGACAATGGAAGAAAAGATTGCGTGGCGTAAATTATCAAAAGAAGAAAAATTAAGAATCAG